ACAAAAAACTCAGCATGGGTAATCAAATCCCCATCAGTTTCTATTGATAGTATTTTGAAGTTCATGGTGTTGGAGCTACATAATTGGGATCGTGAGGCCAATCATTCCATGTTCTTGGATCAAGATTACCTGATGCAATAGTCTCTGGAATGTCTCTTAGGGCTTGTCTGTAAGTAGCCCATAATGCTTTTTTAGCGTTTGGATTATCAGTAATTTGAGTGTAGTCACTAGCACTCAATAATGCGTTTCTAGTGGCTTTTATACTTGCCAATGCTGATGCTTTATTTGCAGTAATTTGATCATTAGTCAATTGAACCACTTGCACCAAATCAACCATGCCATTATTGATAACTGGGTTTGATGGTTCTAATGCTTGCGTGAGTGGATCGTGATTCAAATACAAATTACATGGCAAACATGAGTTTTCTGTCATCCATTCAGGATTTGGGCCTAATGATGGAAAAGACACGTTAGAAAACAATTCCCAGTAATCACCCACTTGAGTGACTGCGTTGTTAGAAATAATTGCAATTTTCATAATTTACATTCCATAGTTAGCTAGTGCTTGAGTTGGAGGAATAAAGTTGGATGTGTACCTTGCGTATCCATTGGTAATTCTCAAATCATCTATGTAACCATTTAATTTATTCAATAAATTGTAACCACCACACCCAATTACTGGCCTATTAGTTCCACATTGATAATTATTGGAATCAGTATAAGTGCTTCCTTGCTGTGTGCCATTTACAAATAATTTAGTAGAAGTTCCACTACGACAAATTGCCACATGATACCAAGCGCCAGTAGAAGGAGTTGTAGAACCAGTTATAACTTCTGAATTGTTTACATAATAAGCAAATGTAGTAGAACCCCCAATGTAAATTAAAGGATAAGCTCCATTTGTTGATGTTGGATTAAATGAAATAATCTGAGGATTACTAGATGTTGAATTTAAATAAACCCAAAACTCAATGGTAAATGCGCCAGTTCCAAAGGTATATACTGAAGTATTTGGTGTATTACTTAATAAATAAGATGTAGAACCATCAAAACTTATGCTACCAGTTCCATATTTTTTTACGCTTGTACTGATTTGTGCAGAACCAGCAGTTAAATAATCATTAATCATAGCATTATCATAAATTCCAGCATTTTGCATACTCAACAATAATTGAGTATTTGTAATTGCACTCAATGGAGAAGTTGGAGGTGTAAAGTTGGATGTATAAACAGCAGTTCCATTTACAACTCTAGCATCTGTAATATATCCTTTTGTTGTCTTTAAAGCATAGCTGGCATCTGAACCACCAACATAAATTGAGCAATTTGAATTGTATAAAGTGTATGCAGTTGTACTACCTGTTGATTTTCCATTTACATAACAAGTAATAGTTGATCCACTATTAACAAAAGCAATATGACTCCAATTATTAAGAGACATACTGCCAATTAACACTTCATCAGCTCCAAAATGTCCTAGATATATTGAACCTGATCTAATGTAAAAACCAAACTGTGTAGATGAGTTTACATAGACAACAAAAAGTCTATCATCAGATGTGAAAGCAGTTAAATAAAACCATCCTTCTATTGTCCAAGAATTACCATAAAAGTTAAATGCTGAACTAATTGAAGTATTTAAACAATCTGTACTTCCATTGTAATATGCACTACCACCATAAACGCTTGTTGAGTATGCTTGTGATGATGTGGGTAAGAATGGGTTAAATCTTTGGACTGATGGAGTACCATTTAAAGTTACTGTGTAATTGTTTGTACTGTTATCAATAAAACGATTTGATTGGCAAGTTAACAAAACAGTATTAGTTATGGCAGTCAATGGTGTTGTTGGAACAGTAAAATTACTTGTATATACTGCTGTTCCATTTACAACTCTAAGATTGGAAATGTAGCCATTAAAAAAAATATTTAATTGGTATGCATTTACTCCAAAAACTGGTCTATTAGCACCAACTAAATAATTAGTAGTATCAGTATAAGTTGAACCTGATTGCGTTCCATTTATAAACATTTTTGTAGAAGTACCTGATCTACAAATTGCTATGTGATACCAATTTCCTGCTGATAATGTTATTGATGAAGTTATTTTATTTGCACTACTTACCCAATAGTAAAGTTTACTATCAGTCCAAGCGTATACCATTGGATACGCACCTTGTGTAGTAGATGGTCTAAAATCAAATATTTCTTGTTCTGATGTTACGTTATTAAAATAATACCAACCTTCAATAGTAAAATCATTTGTTCCAAAAGCAAATGTCGATTGTCCACCAAGAGTTAAATAATCAGTTGACCCATTAAAATAATTGCTCCACAAAGTACCATAAGGAGTAAATGAACCTTGTGTTGGTGTACCTTGTTTTGTAAGACTAAACGCATTGCTAGATGAATCTACAAATGTATTATTCTGAGCACCATTAGTGCCATCACCATGCAATAACGTAGTGACGTAATCAAACTGTGGGTCATAAGCTAATGCAACACTAGCATTAGTTGTTTTTCTAGAACTAAACATTAGAAATTCAATCCATAAACAGAACCATAGGTATTTGTGCCATCTTGGTAAAAATTGAAGATGTCATACTTACCAGATGTTGAAGTTGCAGTAGGTGTTATACCATAAGCCCATTTCAGCGTACCACCACCAGCCCATGTCAATGTGTAAGACCCTGAATACGTCACAATGATGGTAAATGACTTGCCAGCCACAGAACTTGGCAATGTAATTGTTCCATTGGCATTTAAACTAATCTCTTGAACAGTACCATTAGCCAAACTGATTGTGAATGCTGATCCTGCTGAGGGAGCATACAAAGTCTCAACATAGTTTGTAACTGTGGGATTGGTTAGAGTCTTGTTAGTAAATGTCTCAGTACCTGCCAAAGTAGCCAATGTGCCAGTAGTAGGCAATGTGACGTTAGTGTTTGCTGTGACTGTTAGGGTAGTGGTAAATGCTCCTGAAGTGGTAAATGAACCACCCAAAGTGATGGTGTTTGAACCATTGTTTACGCCTGTTCCTCCATAAGTTGCTCCTATCAGGCTTGCAGTCCAAGTACCAGCAGTTAGTGTTCCAACTCCTGTAATGCCTGTATAAGACCCTGAAATGTAGCTTGTGCCTACTGTACCACTAGAGATATTGGATGCGTTTAGAGACGTTAAAGACGCTCCAGAACCACTAAATCCTGTGCTAGTCAACACACCTGTGCTTGGGTTGTACTGTAACTTAGTAGAACTTGTGTAAATCGTTGACAAAGCACCTGATGTAGCACTTGTAAAGTTCAGATATCGAGTGCTGTTAGTGCTCGTATCGTCAGTAATTGTTGTTCCTGATGCTGTTGTTGCCCATGTAGGAACACCACCTGCAAGGGTCAAAACATAGCCATTTGTGCCAGCAGAGAGCTTAGACAAGGCATTTGTAGCACTTGCATACAAAATGTCACCAGTTGCATAAGTTGTCTGCCCTGTACCACCATAAGTAGCACCTATTGCTGTGCCATTCCATGCTACTGTACCTGAGATACTGCTTGAGTTATTAAAACTCAAAGTAGCTGTACCCCATGAGACATTTGAAGGAACGTAAGAGTGTACATCCCATGTGCCATTGGTTGTGCTGTTGGTGAGCAGTATTAGATGGGCCGCTCCCCCTGCCTGCAACGCCAACTGCGATGTTGCTCCATCATGTGCATTTATCTGTACTGATGAATATGTAATGTTATTGTTGAAATAAAACGTATCACCAACTGTTAAAGTTGTTGCATCAGGTAAGTTAATCACCTGTGATTGTGTTGAACCAGTCACAACCTGATATTGTGCTGAAGCAACTGTCAGGTTTATTGGTGTTGCAGATGATGTAGTAAAAGTTGTATTTGGAATAAAGTTGTTAGCATATACATTTTGGTTAGCATCCCTTAAAACGACACTAGATGCTCCAGAACTAGAAGTAACACCTGTACCTCCATTAGCAACTGCAAGAGTTCCAGAAAGGGTTACAGCACCTGTAGTAGCTGTGTTTGGAGTCAAGCCTGTTGTGCCAGCACTGAATGATGAAACTGTGCTTAGATTAGTCCAACTTGGCACACCAGATGCCAAAGTAAGATACTGTCCATTAGTTCCTGCTGTTAAGAATGTCGTTGTGCCTGATGCAGATTGGTAAACCAAAGCTCCAGAACTTCCACCAGCAATGTTGGTTGCAGTTGTTGCACTTGTTGCAGTTGAAGCATTACCTGTCAAAGCACCCACAAATGTTGTTGTGGTGAGTGTGTTGCTCGATGGATTAAATGTCAGTCCTGTGCTTACATTTTCTTGGGTAATTACACCACTTGTGGCACTTGTAAATGCCAAATAACGTGATGCGTTAGTGGTAGTGTCAGTTACGATGGTTAAACCAGAACCACCTTGTGCCCAACTGACGTTAGTGCCATCTGTCTTTAGAAAATAACCAGCATTTCCTGTTTGGCTAGGCAATAGGTTAGTCAAAGCACCTGAGTTTGTGGTTGCTCCTGTGCCTCCATTGCTGACTGACAATGTGCCACCAAGAGTGATTGTGCCACTGGAGACGATTGGACCACCAGAGGTTGTGAGGCCTGTTGTGCCTCCACTGACGTTGACGCTTGACACACCACCTGCCGCGCTCGTGAAGGGTATCCCAGCAGGTCCAATAAACGTGATAAAGGCAAGTGTCAATGGGTCATACAATGCCTGTACTGGCAATATATTCGTTGT